ATAGAAGTAGGTGTAACTGGTATACAAGCTTCCTTATCTTTAGGCACAACATCACTTGTACAAACAACTGTTGAAAGTGTTACTGGACAAGTAGCAACTTTAAGTCAAGGATCTGTACAACAAGCTTCTGTATATCCAGTAACTACTGCTGGATTATTAAATTCGTCTGCTGGCTCAACAACTCAAACAACTACAGCAAATGTACCAGTTACTGGTATAGGGTTGACAGCCTCACTTGGCACAGTTAACATTACTGCATGGAGCGAGATTAATCCTGGTGTAAATAATACATGGAGCGAGGTTGATTTAGCAGCTTAAACAATATAAAATAAAGGTAATTATGGCATCAACATTTTCAGATCTCGGTTTAGAACTTATGGCAACTGGCGAAAACGCTGGTACATGGGGAGATAAAACAAATTCTAATTTAAACTTAATTCAACAAGCCGTAGCAGGTTATGAAGCTATTTCAATTGCAGGGGGTGTACAAACTACTGCTCTTGCAATGACAGATGCAACAATCTCACAGGCAAGAAACCAAGTAATAAAATTTACTGGGACAATTACAGGAAATCAAACAGTAACAATTCCAAATTCAATTGAAAAATCTTACATTATTATAAATGGCACATCGGGTGCATACACTGTAGAATTTAAAACAGTAAGTGGAACAGGATACACTTTTGGTGCTACAGAAAAAGAAACTAGAATTTTAATTTCTGATGGTACTAATATTGTAGATTCAGGATTCTCATCAGTAGGTATTGATGCTGTAGTAGATGACACTACACCTCAATTAGGTGGTAATTTAGATGCTAACGGAAATAATATTTTAATTGATAATGGTAATTTCATCGGTGATGAAAATGGTTTAGAACAAATTAAATTTACTACAACTGCTTCCGCAGTAAACGAATTAACTGTAGTAAACGCAGCAACAGGAAATGCTCCTAATATTCAAGCTACAGGTGGAGACAGTAATGTTGATTTAAATTTAACACCAAAAGGTATTGGTAGAACAACTTTTAACGGTCAAGGTAAAATTCAAAGTGTTGCAGAAAAAGTTACAACATCTGCAACAGCAGCTACTGGAACAATTAACTATGATGTTCTTACACAAGCAGTTTTAAATTACACAACTGATGCAGCAGCAAACTTCACAGTAAACTTAAGAGGAGATGGATCTAATTCATTAAACTCTATTATGGATACAGGTGAATCTATTACTGTAGCATTTATTGTAAAACAAGGTTCTACACCATATTACAATAATGCTTTTCAAATCGATGGATCTTCCGTAACTCCTGAATGGCAAGGTGGAGCAGCGCCAACAGCTGGAAATGCTAGCTCATTAGATGCTTATACATACACAGTGATTAAAACTGGTGATGCTACGTTTACAGCGTTAGCTTCTCAGACTCAATTCGCTTAATAGGAGAAGGAGTAGAAATATGCCAATATTAGGATCATTTGGAGCAGCAGCATCAAAAGGTTTAGGACAAACTAGAGGAAGCGGAGTACCTTATAACGTTCAATATTTAATCGTCGGAGGAGGCGGAGGTTCTAACTCTGGTTACGGCGGCGGAGGCGGCGGTGGCGGAGGCTTTCGTACAATAGCTTCTAAAACTTTTGAAGTGACAACAGGTAAAAACTATGCTGTTGTTGTTGGAACTGGCGGACCCCAAGCTGATTCAGCGGGAGTTGGAAACGGAGTTAATTCTTCTTTTGAAGGTAATGATGCAACAATTACATCAGCAGGCGGTGGAGCTGGAGGATACAACATTAATCCAGGATACGGCCCAAATAATAATCAAGGTATTGATGGTGGCTCAGGTGGCGGTGGTGCACAACCATGGCAATCTTTAGGAGCTGCACCAGGCGGAGCTGGAAACGTTCCTCCTGTATCACCATCACAAGGTAATCCAGGTGGTGGATCTTTATCACAAGGAATTCCAAACGGCGGTGCTGGAGGCGGTGGCGGAGGAGCTAACGCTGCAGGCGGTAATTCTGGAGGACCAGGTGGAGCAGGAACTGCTTCTAACATTACAGGATCCTCAGTAACTTACGCAGGTGGTGGCGGTGGTGCCCAAATGGGACCAAACGGCCCTTCATCAGGTTCTGGCGGAGCTGGCGGTGGCGGATCTGGTGGCGGCGGTTGGACTGCTTCTGGAAACAAAGGAACTGATGGTTTAGGCGGCGGAGCTGGAGGATCTATTCAAGGAACACAAGGTGGAGGAAACGGTATTGTAATTATTAGAAGATTAACAGCTGATTCTGAAACAGACTCAGGCTCAGTAACTACTTCTGGTTCAGACACTATTCACACTTTTAACGCTTCAGGAACTTACGTAGGATAATGGCTAAATATTTTGCAAAATTAGATTCAGACAACGTAGTTTTGTCTACAACGGTTCTTCAGGATTCTGATGCACCAACAGAAGAAGCTGGTATAGCAAAATGTAAAGAAATATTTGGTTGGGAAAGCTGGAAACAAACTTACAGAGATGAAGACCCTAACCCAAGAGGTCAATATGCTGCCATAGGTATGAAATACAATGCAGACATTGATAAATTTGTTAAATTACAACCCTATGCAAGTTGGACGTTAAATTCTTCTACTGGCTTATGGGAAGCCCCAGTAGCATATCCTGAAACCTATACTTCAGGCGTAGCTGATGATGGAGTCACAGCTCAAACTCACCCTGATTCTTACGATTGGGATGAAACAAATCAACAGTGGACTAAAAGAACATAATATACTAAATTTCGTTCAGGATGATACGAAAGATTTTTAGTGAAACTATTTTCTATACAGGTGAAGTAGGACCTCCAGACCTATTTAAAATAGATAGGCAAGAATTACTATTTAATATAGCAGAAAGTTATTATTTAAAAAAATACCATAATAATACTGAATTATTAAAAATAGTTAATATACGATCTCTAACTCAACTGGCTCATTGGTGGTATGATGCTCGAAGTTTTGATTTACATAAAAGAAAATTACAAAGTCCTAATCTTGTAGTTCAAGATACATACGCTTTACATATTTTACCAGGTAATCAAAGTCAAAAAAGAAATCATAATCATATTAATGATGATAAACTTTCTCCTGATTATACTTTTATTTATTGTGTAGATGTACAAAAAGATAGTTCACAACTTATTATAGATTTTGATGACCATCGTAGAAGAAATAGAACTTGGACTATTAATTTAGAAAACAATTATTTTTATTGCTTTCCTTCTTCATTAAATTATTATATAACTAAAAATACTAGCGAAAGAATAAACACTTTATTAATACAGACTTATGAAGAAATTAGATAGAACAGAAATAATTTTTGCAACTCCAATTTATGTTGGTGATTTAAAAATAACTAAACTAAATAATCAACTAATTAATTACTGTAATAAAATTAAAAAACAAAAAGGCAGATCAATAAGTAATATTGGTGGATGGCAAAGTAAAGATGTTGATTGTAGCTTTCCTATCATAAATCAATTTATTACAAATATAGAACCCGCATTAAAAAAATATGCTAATTCTTTTTTAGAAAAAGATAAATTTAATATTAAGATTGATAATCTTTGGTTTAATATAAATAAAAAAAATCATTATAACCAAGAACACGCACACGATGGAGGAGTATCAAATTGTGATTTTTCTGCTGTATATTATTTAAAAACATCCAACGACGAAAAATGCGGTAATCTTTATTTTGTAAATCCTGATAATTTACTTGGTGGTAGAAAAATGTTTTTTAAGTATCCAATAAACTCTTATAATCCATTTAATTCTGCTAGGTTTAACGCAATTCCTAAAACTCAAAGATTAATTCTTTTTCCCTCACATTTAAAACACGCTACAGCTCCTAATCAAACAAGTTCTGATAGAATAAGTTTATCTTTTAATTGGAGTATAGAATGAATTTAAAATGGTCTTATTGGGTTTATAAAAACGCAGTAGCACCTTCAGTTTGTGAAAAAATAAAAAACTTATTAGATAAATCTAAAAAATCTTTAGGCACAGTTGGCGGTAAATCACATAAGAAAAAAGAATTATTTGAATTTAGAAAATCACATGTTGCATTTCGTTCAGATCCTTTCTTGTACCGAATAATACATCCATTTATAAACGATGCTAACAAACAAGCAGGTTGGAATTTTCAATGGGATACTTCAGAACAATGTCAATTAACAAAATATTCTAAAGGTCAATATTATAATTGGCATATGGATGCATGGCCAGAACCTTATTCTAAAGGGGCATACAAAGGAAAAATTAGAAAGTTATCAAGTGTGTTAGTTTTAAATAATGCAGATGAATATGAAGGCGGAAAATTAGAGTTTTCTTTTGAGCAAGGTCACGACAAACTTAAGATTGAATCACCTAAGTTTATGGAATCTGCAGGTTCTCTTGTGGTTTTTCCATCCTTTGTTTGGCACAGAGTTAAACACGTAACAAAAGGCACAAGATTTAGTTTAACAAATTGGCATTTAGGAAAACCTTATGTTTAAAGATGCAATACTAATTAAAGAAGCCATATCACAAGAGAGAGCTAAAATAACTTATGATTATTTTTTACTCAAAGAAAAAGTAGCCTTAAGATTAATGGAAGATGGCTATGTGCCCAAAGATGCGGTTGAGTGGGGAATGCTTAATGATGGTCAAGTTGAAAACGCTTTCTCTATGTATGGAGATATTCTTGGAGATAGAATGTTAGTTGATTTATTACCTATGATGGAAAAGAAAACTAAATTAAAATTAGTGCCTACCTATTCCTATACTAGAGTATATCAAAAAGGTAATGAACTTAAGAAACACACAGATAGAAAAAGTTGTCATATTTCAACTACATTGTTTTTAGGTGGAGATCCTTGGTCTTTCTATTACAAGAATAATAAAAAAGATATCGAGGTAAAGTTTAAACCTGGAGATATGCTTATTTACAACGGCACACAATTTACACATTGGAGAAAACCTTTTAAAGGTAAACAGTGTGTACAAATATTTTTACATTACAACATCAAAGATAAAAATCCTTTGTTATATGACACAAGGCCATTTTTAGGATTACCAGGAGATTATTATGCTACAAAAAATAGAATACGTTGATGATGTCTTTGACTTGTTATGGTCAACAGAGATAGCCCATAAATTAGTAAAGGCCCCATGGTATCCAAATAATACGGCTAATAGAAAAGGCTGGCCATATTTTGAAAAAGGTAGTCATACATTTTTTGGTAAATTATTTTTTAAAAAATATAATGCTTATGACATTCAATATGACCCTCACGATAAAGAATTAAATTTTACTTTAATAAATGCTTTTGGTCATATTTTAAATTATTTTAAAATGAATGCAAACCTAACCACTATTGATGGTAACTTACAATTTAAAGGTATGGATGGTAGCACTCATGTTGATGGACCTGATAATCAAGTTGTTTTTATATTAATGTTATGTAGTCAAGATCTTCCTGATAAAATAGGAGGTGAGTTTATACATTTACCAAGCAAGAAAAAAATACCTTTTAAACACGGGCGTTTAATAAAAATGAGAGCATCAGATCCACACTATGCAAAAGCTTTTAACAAACCAAACTTTTCTAGAATATCTATTAAATGGACGGGAGATCTAATATGAAACACGATGACTTTATTTATAAATTTAATATAGATCTAAAACTTTGCGATGATATAATAAAATATTTTAAAGAAAATACAGAGTATAAAAAGAAAGGCGTGTACAGTGGCGGCGAAGATTTAAAAGTAAAAGACTCAACCGATGTATCTTTTTATAATGATACAACAAATCCTACGATGGTAAAATATTTTAAGGCATTAGCTGTGGGTTTAGATGCCTATTGTAAAAAATATCAAATACCAAATATAAGGACTTCTGCTGCAGGTAACAACATACAATACTACAAACCTAAAGGTGGTTTTTTTTCATGGCACTGTGAAAGAGGCAACAGGTACTTTGCCAATAGAGCTCTAGTTTATATGACTTACTTAAATACAGTGAAAGACAAAGGCGAAACAGAATTTAAATACTATGGCAAAAAAGTAAAAGCTAAAAAAGGTCTTACGTTATTATGGCCTCCTGATTTTACACATACCCATAGAGGTATTCCTTCTCCAACTGAGGAAAAGTATATCGTAACAGGTTGGTGTGAGTTTGAACAATGATTATACATAGGTGGTTTCCTACATCAATAGCGGTATCTGAATGTCCTTTTGTAGACAAGATTCAAAAGCCATACAAAAAATTAATATCAAAATATCATTATGAAGAATCAGGTTTTTGTAGAGAAAGGGTTCATAAAAATATAAAATTCAAGAAAATTAATGATTGGGTACACAATGAAATTAATAAATTTGCTAAAGGACTTCTTTACACTAAAAAATTTAATTGTGAAGAATCTTGGTTATTAGATTATCCTTTGGGAGGAGGACAATCTTTTCATAGGCATCCAGGATTTGTTTTTTCGGCTGTTTTCTTTTTAGAAGGTTATGAACATGATACACATTTAAATTTTGAAAACCCTGTAATAGATATGATGAATCCTAACGATCAAACTGCGCATCATGACGGCCCTGAAAATAAAAGAGCATTTAATGATTTAACTTACACCATAGCTAGTTATCCACCTAAAACAGGTAATCTAATTATGTGGCGTAGTCATATTTCTCACGGGTGCTATAATAAACAAGAGGATTGTAAAAGAATTGTTTTTACATATAATTTTAAATGATGTTAGATTTTAAAGAAGATAATGATTTTTTAAGTAAAGAAAGTAAAGACTTTATTGATAAAGAAGTCTTGGGTTTAAATTTTGCCTTTTATCATAAGACAAGAATTATTGAAGGAGATGATAGATACAACGGTTTTTTTGAACATACTATTCTTAGATCAGGAGAAGATAAATGGAATTCTAAATATCATCCGTGGGGTGAGGGTATACTTCAAGATTTTGTATCAAAAAATAATCTTACGTATAAACTTATTCACAGAATGTCTATAAACCTGACTTACAATAATGGTATGGTTAAATGTCCTGTTCACAAAGACCATTTATTTCCACACAAACAATTAATAGTTTACTTGAATGATGTACAAGACAAGAAAGCTAAACTTTTTATTTTAGATGAAGATGAGAAAAAAATTTTAAAGAAAGTCACACCCAAACAATACAAAGGAGTTTGTTTTAATAACTCACACCATTGGCACTATCACCCTAGATTTGGAGAAAGACTTGCTTTTGTTACAACATTTGAATGAGAATACTAGGCATATCAACACTACACGACAGCAGTGTCGCAATCATAAATAATGGTAAAATAGAATTTTTTTGTAAAGAAGAAAGACTATCTAGAAAAAAAAGAGACAAATATCCAATACTCGCACTTGAACAAGCATTTAAAAAAGCAAAAGGTAAAATAGATATAGTTGTTATTTCTTCACCGACTCATGAAGCTGAAGATAATAAATACATTGAGATTACTGTATTTAAAAAAATTAATGTTCCAATAATTCGTTTGTGCAACGAACATCATTTGTGTCACGCAGCTTTAGCTTTTTATAATAGTGGGTTTAAAGAATCTTTGTCTTGTATCATTGATCGTAATGGTTCTTTAAGAAATGGTTTACGAGAAAGTGAAACTATATTTACTTCAAAATATCCGTGCGTTTTTAAACCGATTTATAAAACATATTGGACTTTAAACAATGGTGTTAATAATGATGTACAAAATCAAAAAAATCTAACAGAGTTAATGAAACCGTATCCTGACTGTGAAGCCCATGCTGATTCTTCTATGAACATTACTAAAGTATATGAGACAGCTACTACATTGATTGGTCAAGATGCATTGGAGAATGGTAAGACAATGGGTTTATCTGCGTATGGTAAAGATAAAAAGTATGTGTCTTTGTTTACTGACAATAGACCTAACTCCAATATCTATCATCACGAAGAGGACTATAATCAACAGACTATATTAAAAGAACATCTACATAAAAAAATAAATAATCTAACCGAGAAACAATATGAATTTTATGCTGATCACGCATTCCAAGTACAGAAGCAAACACAAGAACAAGTCCTTAAATTAATAAAACGATACGTAAAAAAAACAGGTATAAAAAATGTTTGTTTATCTGGAGGATATGCTTTGAATGTTGTAACTAACGAGTATTTAGTAAAAAATTTACCTAATGTTAATTTTTACTTTGAACCCCTAGCTGATGACTCAGGAAATAGTATTGGTGCTGCGCTTTTAATTTATTATAACGAAACTAGAAACACTTATAAAAATAAAAAAAATCCATTAATAAATACATTCTTTAATAATACTAAGCACAAAATAAATGTAGATGGTCAAAACATATCGTCCAAACAAATTGCTAGTCATTTAAGTAACGGAAAAATTGTAGCCGTATATAATGGTGTAGCTGAAGCTGGTCCTAGAGCTCTAGGCAATAGATCTATATTATTTGATCCAAGGAACAAGGATGCTAAAAAAATAATCAACAAAGTAAAAAAACGAGAGTGGTATCGTCCTTTTGCAGTGTCTATTCTAGAATCTTTTTTCACTTCATATTTTGTAACTCATAAACTTAAAAAATCACCTTTTATGACATTATCTTTTCAAGTAAAGAATAATAAAATACCTGGTGTAGTACACGTAGACAATTCTTGTAGGGTACAAACTGTATCAAAAGATGATGGATATTTTTTTGATTTGTTAAAGGAATTTAATTTAGTAACTAAAGTGCCCGCTCTACTTAATACAAGTTTTAATTTAGCAGGAGAGCCATTAATAGAAACACCAAAACAAGCAATTGATTGTTTTTATAAAAGTGAAATTGATATATTATGGTTTCCTGAAATTAAGAAAGGTTTAATTAAATGAAAATACTAGGAGTAAATTTATCACACAATGTGTCCGTATGTTTATTAGAAAATGGTATTATAAAATCTTTTTTACACGAAGAAAGATTTTGTAAACATAAAAATATGCGTGCTGTTATAAATGAAGTAAATAATTTTATTACTCTAAATAAATATATTAATGAAAAAATAGATTTAGTGGCATATAATACTGTTGATTATTCTCAAGAAATAAATCCTACAGATCTTGCAAAAGACATTCATAAAAAATTTAAACACTGTCCATTATTTCATGACAAAAAGAAACATCATCTTTATCACGGACTTACAGGATTTCACTTCTCACCTTTTGAAGAAGCTATGGCTATAGTTGTAGACGGTGGAGGTGCAAGACCAACTACTTGGCCTTTTCAAGAAATTGAAACTATTATGTATGTTAACAAACAAAGCTATGTAGAATATTTTAAACACTGCAGTAATATGCCTGACATACCAGTAGAACATAATGTGTTTCATTATTCAGATCACAAAATCTTGAGAACTATTAATGGTGTTCAATATCTCTTTAGTTCTAATTCACCTGGTGGAATTGCTTTTAACAAAGGTAGTGAGTTGATGGGTTTTGTTTATGGCGAGGCTGGTAAATTAATGGGTCTGTCCTCTTACCATTATACAAATAAAAAATATAACTTAAACTATGATCATGTTAAATTAGCTGCAGATATCCAAGAAGAAAATTTTAAAAGAACTTGCGAGTTAATTAAACAAGCTGTTGATTACAGAGGTCTTAAAAATATAATACTTACTGGAGGAGTAGCATTGAATTGTGTCAATAATTTTAAATACGTGCAAAAATTCAAAGACATAAATTTTTTTATAGATCCTGTACCACATGATGCAGGAACAGCAATTGGAGTAGCTTTATACTGTAATGATTACAAATAATGAAAACAAAGCTGTAGAGCTTTTATTAAAACAAGAACCTGTTGTTATTTTTCAAGGTGCAAGTGAGATGGGTTTAAGAGCTTTAGGTAATAGGTCTATTTTGTTTGACCCTAGAAATAAAAAAGCTCAAAACATAATTAACACTTTAAAAGGAAGAGAGTGGTGGCGACCTTTGGCAGGAACTATTATGTTAGAACATGTTTCTGAATATTTTAATTTAGGTAATTTAAAAGAATCACCCCATATGTCTTTTGCTCTGCCAGCTAAAGCTAAGGCAATAAAAGAAACTCCTGCCATTGTTCATGTGGATAATACATCTAGAATGCAAACATTAACTAGAAAACAAAACAAATATTACTATGATTTAATTAATAACTTCTATAAGAAAACTAAAATTCCTATGTTATTAAACACTTCTTTTAATGTAGCAGGATTTCCAATTGTAGAAGATATAGATTTTGCTATTTGGTCTTGTAAGCAAATGAACATTAATATGATTTATAAACCAGATGATTGTTAAAAGATTTGCTAAACATTTAACTAACATAGAATACCCTAAAGAAAAAACATCATGGAATATTGCTGGAATGATAAAAGGACAAAATGCTTTTTATAGATTTGATGTAAGAAATATGTTTAAGTTATCTGATGGAACACCAGCTCAAAATGGAAAGCTCAATACTAAAGCTCAAAAAATGGTTTTAGAAGCTGATAAAGAATGGCTTATCTTAGATCTGGAGGAATTACATCAACACATACGTAAAGAAAAGAAGAGGAAATTGTATATAAACGATTTAATAAAACACTTAGAATGGACAACTTTCTTACCCAAATAGCTTGTGGTATAATTTAACATGCCTTTATCAAAAGTAAATATAGCACCAGGGTTCGATAAACAATCTACACCAGCAGACGCAGAAGGTCGTTGGGTGGATGGTGACAATGTGCGTTTTAGATATGGTGAACCAGAAAAAATAGGGGGCTGGTCTGCTTTATGTAGTGACAAAATTGTTGGTGCTGCAAGACAACAACATGTTTGGGCTGATATTTCAGGAAAAAGATATGCAGCGATAGGTACAAATAAAGTTTTAACAATTTATTACGAAGGTGTTCTTTACGATATAACACCTTTAGAAACAGATAATTTCTCTACAGGTGCAAACATAACAACGACTAATGCATCAGCTATAGTTACAATTACTACAAGCTCTGCACACAATCTTGAAGTAGGAGAATTGACTACCTTCGCTAATGCAGGATCTTTTACTGCGGGACAAACAGGTTACACAGCGTCAGATTTTGATGATAAAGTTTTCGAAGTACAAACAACACCATCATTTACAACATTTACAATTTTAATGCCTTCAGTAGAATCAGGTTCAGGAACAACGAACAACGGAACATTAGATGTTAATCCTTACCAACCCGTAGGTCCTTTAAATCAAACTTATGGATATGGTTGGGGTACGTATTTATTTGGCGGAAGAACTATTGCGCAAAGTACAACAACAATGAATAACAGCGGTAACATGTTAGTAGGCGATACCAGTGTAGTTCTTACAGCTACATCTTCATTCCCAGCAACGGGTTCAATAAGAATTGGATCTGAAGACATGTCTTACACTGCAAATGACACAGGTACAAATACACTTAGCGGAATTACAAGGGGTATTAATGGAACGACTGCAGTTGAACATACAAATGGAGCAACAGTAACTGATATATCTAGCTACATAGGATGGGGTGACGCTTCATCTTCAAGCACAGTAACTATTGATCCTGCAATGTGGTCTTTAGAAAACTTTGGTGATATTTTAATAGCAACAATTCATAATGGAAAAACATTTACCTGGAACCCCTCAGCAGGTAACGCATTAAATACGAGAGCAACCCTTGGCACAGGTATGCCAACAGCATCAGTAATGACTATAGTATCAGACAGAGACAGGCATTTATTTCATTTAGGTACAGAAACTACAATTGGAACTTCAACAACACAAGATAAAATGTTTATAAGATTTTCTGATCAAGAAAGTTTGAGTGATTATCAACCAACTTCAACAAATACTGCTGGTACTTTTAGACTTGATGATGGCACAAGAATAATAGGAGCCATAAAAGGTAAAGATTATATTTTAGTTCTTACCGACACAGCTGCATATGAAATGCAATTTGTTGGACCACCATTTACTTTTTCAATTAGGAAAGTCGGTTCTAACAACGGACTATTAGGGCAAAACGCAGGTGTGTTTGCAAACGGTGCGGTATATTGGATGGGTAAAACAGGAGGGTTCTATGTTTATGATGGTACTGTAAAATCACTACCTTGTTTAGTAGAAGACTTTGTTTTTACAACTGACGGTAATAATCCAGGTATAAATTATAATTCAGGGCAATTAGTTTTTGGAGGTATTAATGAACTATACTCAGAAATTAATTGGTTTTACCCTTCTGCTGGTTCTTTAGTTGTTGATAGGGTTGTAACTTATAATTTTGACGAACAAGTTTGGACGACAGGAACTCTAGATAGAACAACTTGGGTGGGTTCAACAGTTTACGAACAACCTTATGCTACAGATTACAATGCTTCAGACACACCAACTTTTCCAGTAGTAAATGGTGTTTCTAATGGGGCATCTATTTATTATGAACATGAAGTAGGTGTAAATCAATTAAATGGTGATGGATCTTCAACAGCAATTACATCTTTTATAAAATCAGGAGAGTTTGATTTAAATGGTAATGCAGGTGTTCCAGGAGATGGAGAATTTTTAATGAGTATTAAAAGGTTTTTACCAGACTTTAAACGTATAAGTGGTAACGCAAAAGTAACTATATTTTTAAATGAGTTTCCTCAAGGAACAACTTCAACATCAAGTCCTTTAGGACCTTTTACAATAAACTCAAGCACATCTAAAGTTGATACAAGAGCAAGAGCAAGGTTAGCTGCTGTTCAAATTGAAAATGAAAATTTAGATGAGAGCTGGAGATACGGTACGTTTAGATTTGATGTTAGAGTGGATGGTAGAAGATAATGGCAAAAATAACAATACAAATACCTGAACCTAAAACTGAATATTCTCAAGAAGATCAAAGACAAATACTTCAAGCCTTTAGAACTCTTCAGTCTCAGTTGAATTTTTCATATGAGAATGATATAAAAAACAAACAAGATGCATTTACTTATTTTTTATCATGACAATACAATATAAAAGTACAACCTATAGTCTTACAACAACCAACTTAACAACTGTGTTGACTATATCAACTTCATCTTCAGCAATATGTAAAATGGTTCAAGGATCTCATGCAACTGCAAGTAATGTTGATGTTGATCTTTATTTAAAAAAATCAGGAGGATCAGATGTTGAGATAGGTCATGCGGTTTTAAACAAGTCATCTGAAAACCTTATAAAAGATACTTTAAATTTAGAAGGCGGCGACATATTAAAAATTCAAGCAGGTACAGCTAATGAAATTACAGGTGTTGTAAGTTATGCCCAATTAGACAGATCTCAAGAAAATGGCTAAAAAGAAAGCACTCTTTGGAGTTAATAATTATCATAAGCGAACTCCAAAAAAACGTCCTGGTCAACATGCCAAGAGTTATAGTAAAAAAATTCCTAGACGAAAGAAATATATTGGACAAGGGCGTTAATATATTGTAATTAAATACAATGACCGTATATCAAAAAGTTAAATGTAAAACTAAAACTATCTATAGAAGTATTAAGACAGGTGAAAGATACGAGACAGAAGAAGCTTTTTTAGCTGAGCATCCTAAAGAAGATTTAGCTACTGACGTTGAAGTTCAAGTTCCTGATCTTCCTATATTTGGTAGCACACAATGAATCCATTAGGTGGAACAGAACTACAGCTTGGTTTTTTGCAAAAGTATGTTTCCAAAGAATTACTAGACAAGTTTCAAATATGCACTTCAGTGCCACACAAAGTCCCTTTATCAAAAAATAAAATAAATATTCTTTGGCAAAAAATGGCTCCTGATCAACCTCATTTTCAAGAGTTCTTTAAAGATCCCGAGCAAATAAAACAATATGATTATTATGTTTTTAATAGCCATTGGAACTACGAACAGTTTAGAAAAACTTTTTCATTACCTGAGCATTTATGTACGGTAATAAAAAACGGAATTCCTGATATTAAAAAAAGAGATCCTAAACCTAAAAGAGAAAAAATAAAATTAATATATCAACCAACACCTTGGAGAGGCCTATCTGTCTTATTAGGTGCTATGCAGTTAGTAAATAATAAAAACATAACTTTGGATGTGTATAGTAGTACACAGGTTTATGGAAATGAATTTAAGGAAAAAAATGATCATTCATATCAAGACTTATATGATCAATGTGAAAAGTTACCTAATGTAAATTACATAGGATATAAACCTAATGACTATATTTTAGAAAACTTACATACCTACGATGCATTTGTTTATCCTAATATTTGGGAAGAGACTTCTTGTATATCAGCAATTGAAGCTTTAGCTTGTGGACTGTATGTAGCAACAACGGACAACGGAGCACTTTATGAAACTTGTTCTGAGTTTCCAATTTATATACCTATGGACAAAAACTGGAAAAATTTAGCTATGCAATTTGCAGCTGTAATAGATCAAATACCTGGACAATTGAATGAGGTTGGGTGTCATAATCATTTAGAGTTTCAACAAAAATTCTTTAATCATTTTTATAATTGGAAAGTTATTGCAGGACACTGGGATGGATTTCTAAGAGGAGTATTAGGAAATGCAAGATCCAAGTAAACCAATTTGGTTTGGTAAAAACGAAAAAACAGAACCTAAAACAAAAAGTAAGTATAGATTTTTTGTAGGCACTCCTGTTCATAGCGATGTATCCATACATTATTTTCAAGCTTGTCTAGAGTTTCAAAAACAATGTATGAAGAAAGATGTATTAACTTGTTTTCAAGTAATGAAATCTTCTTTAGTTACTCAAGGTAGAAATTTATGTGTGTCTAGTTTTATGGAGACAGATAGTACACATTTATTATTTATTGATTCAGACATAGATTTTGATAGTGAATCTATATTTAAAATGGCAGACACAAACAAAGATGTCATATCAGTGCCTTACCCACTAAAGACTTTTAACTGGGAAAAAGGTTTTAATAAAGTCAAAACAGGTATAATTAAAAATGCTGAAGATCTTAAATATAAAGGCTTCTATCAATATCCTATGAAAGTAAAAGACGAGCAGAATATAAAGATGGATAAAAATGGAGTTATTGAAGTTACTCATTCACCTACGGGATGTATGCTAATAAAAAGAGAAGTTATTGAAAAGATGATTAAAGCTTATCCTGAAAAAGAGATAATACAAAAAACTATTATTAACGGTAAAATGGAAACAAAACCATATTTATACAATCTTTTTGACACTGATTTTGATCCTGAAACTAAAACTTATTTAGGAGAAGACTTTGCTTTTTGTAAGAGATGGAAAAATATAGGTGGTAAATGTCATGCTCTTATAACAGAGAAAATAAGTCATATAGGAGAACACCAATATAGAGGGTCTTTTTCCGATGAGTTGTCAAAGACCTCATAAAATGGTAATATTTCCTAATTAGCTAATTTTAAGGAATACATAATATATGTTACAATTTTTACCCTATGCACTAGCCGCCTACGGAGGATACAAAGGTTATAAAGGATCTAAAGACGCTGGTGGATCAGGACTTCAAAGAATATTAGGCGGACTTACAGGAGCAGCAGCTGGATACTACGGTGGTAAAGGTGTCTTGGCTGGAGGTTCAGCAATGGGCGTACCTGGTTTTTCTGCAGCGCAAACTGGATTTACACCCTTCACTCAATTAGGACCAATACAAGCTTTAGGTCAAACACAGGCTGGACAAATGATTGGTTTAAGTGGTGTAACAAATCCAGGAATGGTTACTGGTGGTGATCCTGGATATATGCAAGGATTAGTTGGTAACGAAGGTCAACTAGCAAATTTAGCAACAGGCTCAGCGGCAGCCAATGCAGCAGGCGGACCTGGAGGCACAAGAGCTGAACAAAACTTTTTACAAAAATTATTTACAAGACAAAGATTAACTAAAGCAGGCGACTTCACAGGTGAATTACAAATTGATCCTATGAAAGCTGCATTAGCAGTAGGAGCAGGAACATATTTTGGAGGTGCTTTTGATCCTAAACCACAAGATGTTTTTACTCCAACTTATAATTTAGCAGTAGCAGATTTACAAAAAGCAAGAGGTGGTTTTAGATACATAGATCCTGAAACAGGTGTAGAGAAAACATTTGAACAACCTTACATACCTGAAGCGGATCCTAAAAACCAAGGAGACTTTAGACAAGGTCCATATGCAATAGAGGCAGATAGATATAATAAAGGTGGTTTAGCAGAAATAAAAAAATTTAATGAAGGTGGTATTAATTACCTTCCAAGTAAAAGAACTCATGACGAAGATGATTCTGTAAATTATGTGAGAGCATCAGGATATGTCGAAGATGGGTCAGGCACAGGAGACAAAGACGAAGATACAATGTTAGCTCAATTAGCAGACGGAGAGTTTGTAACAAGAGCAGATGGAGTGTTAGGCGCTGGTATCATTGCTGGAGGAAACCCTAATAGCATGAAAGATATGAGAGAAAAAGGTGCAAAATACTTCTATGACCAACAAGCTCGATACAAACGAGTTTTTGATTTATTACAGAAGGGCAAAAATGCACAAACAAAAGTTAGCTAAACCAGATCTATCAGTTTTATCTGTAGAACCTAAATTCATTGATAAGTTTTGGCCGTTGTGTGATTTTATGGTAGCTGAAGCTTTAAATTATTCAGGTGGTTTTGCAAGTGCTAAGGACATTAAAGATTTACTTAAAAAAGACGAAGCTCAATTATTTTTGGTTTTTGGAAGTGATGAAGAAGAATTAAACCAAGTCTTTGGTTTATTTGTAACACGAATAGCAGCTTTACCTAACTACTCTCAACTTGAGGCAATTATTTGTACAGGGAAGAAAAGACATTTATGGGAGGACAAGATAGTGAAAACAGTTACAAAATTTGCTAAACTAAATGGATGCAAAAAACTGAGCTTTTGGGTAAGACCAGGTTGGTCAAGAGTATCTAAAAAATGGGGTTGGAAAGCTAAACATATTCAAATGGAGAGAGAAGTTTAATGGGATCAATAGTAAGTAGTATATTTGGCGGCGGAGGCGGCGGTGGATCTGCACCTGCACAACCTTCATCAAGTGGAACATCTTTTAATACATCAGTAATTAGAGAGGCACCAGGAGTTGAAGAACGTAAAATAGAACTTATGGATCTAGCTAGAGGAATAGCTGGTCAACCTATTAATATTCCTGATATGCAAGTTGCTGGTCTTGGAGCTTTAGAGCAACAAGGTATAACAGCGGCAGGCCAAACAGGAGTTGGTGCTCCAACAGTAACATCGGGCATCGGACAATTACTTGCAGCACAAACTCCAAATATAAATCAATTTTTCAATCCTTATCAATCTTATGTTGTTGATGAAATAAATAGACAAGCAGCAATTGCACAAAATAAATTAGGTGCACAAGCTGTTATGTCAGGTGCTTTTGGTGGTGGAAGAGAAGGTGTTGCACAAGCAGAATTAGAAAGAGCACGATTAGGTAAAGTAGGTCTAGCACAACAACAAGGTTTTGGAACAGCCTTACAAGCTGCACAAAATCAACAACAAATGCAAGGCAACATAGGAAGCCAATTAGCTAATATAGGACAAGGCCAACAACAGATGGCACAAGCAGATATAAATCAATTAATGCAAGCTGGTGGATTACAAAGACAACTTGCACAAGCAACAACAGATGCTGCTAGACAATCACAATTACAACAAGCTTACGAACCTTATCAAAGGGCAGAATTCTTATCTAATATTTATGCAGCTGGACCTAAATCACAATCATCGATTGGTACAACTACAGCTCCTGTAACAAGTCCTTTAGCACAATCAGTAGGTACGGGTATAGGCGCATTCCAAGCATTTCAAGGTATGCAGGGAGGGAGATAATGTCCCTAGATAAAGTTTTAAACAGACCACTGTTTCGACAACAAGCTTTAAGAAAAGGTGCATTGAAACCTGTTAAAGCTAGAATAGGTCAAATGATAGGTGCACCAACTGTTAACACAACAGGACAGATGGCAAGAAATTTTCCTTTAACTGTAAACCAACAAGGATTTTTTGGAAGAAACGTTAGACCAGCCATGCAAAGAACTGGTCAATTTTTAAAAAATAATTTTGGTATACGTCCTTTAATAAGAGGTGCAATTCCAGCTACTGGAACTGCTATGTTATCTGATGACATATTAACAAAACTTGGTGTTACAGGACCTTTAAAATCAGGAATAAATCTTGCTGCTAGTTTTGCAGGATTAACGCCTCCTGGCAGAGTTATTGGTTATGGTTATGCAGGTTTAAAAGGTTTAAGTGCTTTAGCAGACAAGATTAGAAGAGATAATCCAAATTCTATGATTGGCCTTGATAAAAATGATCCTACTCAAAATACATTTGATCAAATTACTGGAGGAGTTTTAGCTGGTGAACCATTAGCAACTGGTGATAGAGCAATTAATCCTTTTAGAAAGTTAGATCCATCTAGACCTAGAGGTAGAGGTGCAATTAAAAAAGCACAAGAAGAAAAAATTAAGGTTGCACAAGCAGAAGGATCTGAATTAGGTATAGTACCTGATCAATTAACCGCTCCTCAAAACGAAATTAAAGTTGGCAGTGAAAATATTGCTGATCTAAATAAATTAGTAAAAAATAAACGTGGTGAGATTTTAAAAGAAACAATACAGCCACAAACCGTAGCAATGCAAACGGACAGCGGATCAACTATTGATGGGGGACTAGAGGGTCCTGTAGGTATTGAAGGACAAGATATTTCATCTAAACCACCTGCTCCAGTTAAAGAAACTCCAGAACAAGTAGCTCAAAAAACATTTAATGCTGCACAAGATGGTAAAGGAACAGAACAACCTATTGGTGGTAAAAGATACACAACTAACTTAATACAAAGAGCAAAAGAAATAAGAGCTGAAATGGGTATGGAGCCCCAAGGTGATGTAGCTAGGTCTATGTTTTTAAGTCAATTAGCAGCTGGATTGATGGCGGGAACTTCTAAACAAAGAGGTTTAGCAGGCGCTGTACAAATTTTTGGTCAAGCTTTAGGTCCAGCAGTAAGTAATTATGGAATTATGAAATTAAAACAAAATGAATTAGAAAATAAATCTATGGAAACTTATTTGAGTTTTGCTTTTGATGAGATGAAATTATTTAATGATGCTGCAGCGGGAGAACCTTTTGGCGGTGAGTTAGGAATTATACAATTTATTGATGATAACGGTAATACAATTAATGTAAAAGGTAGACAAACTAAAGGTGGTACTATGGAATTTGCTACTGGACAAGTTGATCAAAGAGGAAATGAAATTTATGCAGCTGTAAGTAGCCAAGCAAATGTTCCAGGTTTTGGTCAAGTAAATCAATTCTTAGATAAGAAAACTGTAAATACAGAAACCATGAAGATTGGTGATACATTATCCAATAGATACAAAACATTTAAAATAACTAATGATGTATTAGACACGATCGCTGCTCAACCAGAATCAGTTGGACCAGCTGGTGCCATTAATTTGTTTAAAACAAGATTTGGATCAGCATTATCTGATTTAGGTTTTTCTTTTGGAGGAGGTAAAAGCGAAGCTAGAGCTGCAGCAGCAGCATATAGAGCTCAAATAGAAGCTTCAGACCTAGACGAAAAAAGTAAAAAACAATTATTAAAAGATACTGACTTTAATAAACTTTATAAAGATGCTGAAAAGAGAATTAAAGCTAGAACACCTGGTAAGGTAGATGCTGAAACACTAGAGTCTTTAGCTGTGGCTGAAACAACATTGGTATATGCATTAGCTAACTCATTCAAAGACAAAGATAGATTGACTGCTAGAGACGTAGCTGCTGCAGAAAAACTTGTAAACTTGTTTACATTAACTAGAGGTTCTAAATCTGTAGAAGCATCAATCAAAGCAATAGGTCAACAGTTACAAGACGACATTACAAGATACGAAAACGATTACAGAAGAGTTGGTGGTCTTGAAAGAACTCTACAAAACATGAGAGTACAAAATCAATTCAGATTACAATCAGGTAAAACTGTAACAGATCAATTTATAAAAAAATTAGATGATGCAGGACTATTAGAGGAGTTTGATAAATAATGGCTACAATAGAACAATTACAAGAGTCACTAGATAATAGATCTTTAGATCCTAACACACTTAGTCCTAAGCAAAGAAAAATAATAGACGAACTTATTAGAAGAAAAAAACTTACGGGCCCAACTATGTCTGAACTATCATCTCAACGTGATACAGCAGCTAAAAAAATAGCATCAGAGCAAGAATATTATAAAGACCCTATAGCTACTGCTCTTGCAGCAGAAGATTCTTTTTTCAAAGGTAGACCAACAGCTGTATTTGCTGGTGATATTACAGGATCGATTGTGCCTTATATTACAATGAGAGAACAAATTTATGGAGCGGCTAAATCGGGTAATCTTTGGAAAAAAGGTCCAGGTAAAATGGCAAAAGTAGCTGATGCAGTTACTCAAAGACTTCCAGGAAGATTAAAACTTTTAGGTGGAGCTTTTAAATTGTTAGGAAGAGTAGCAGACTTACCTGCTAAAGTTGTTCAAAGTCCATTAGGTAGAGCAGAAATTTATTCAATACTTGGTGGTACGGCAGGTGCTGGTACAGGATCAGTGACTTACGATATGTTAAACGAACAAGCAGGAACTTTTATAGCTTCACAAATATCTGATCAATTTGCAGATTTACCTGACAAAGAAATTAATTCTGATATGACTTTAAATGCATTAAACGAAATGAAAACTGCTGCTTATTGGAATACAGGTGCATCCTTACTTACTCCTTTTATAGCTGGACCATTAGGTAAATTAGGAAGTAAATTATTTGGAACAAAAGGTGCTAAACAAAAAGAACTAGCAGAGTATGCAAGAGATAAAGGTTTACCGATTCCGTTAATTCAAGCAATGGACAACGGACCTTTTACGAGTATTGGTAAAGGATTTTTTAAAACAGTAGGTGTATTTCCATTCATTGGACCAATAGCTAATCAAGCTTTTCAAGGTGCAGAACAAAAAGCAGGAAGAATGTATCTTGATCAATTAGCTTCTTACGCACCGTTAATGAAAACAGGCGCTTTATCACATTCAATTTATAACCAAGCTGCAAAAGTATTTAATGATAATATGGATTTGATTGGTTCTAAGTATGATGCTTTTGAAAGATTAGCGGACACCGTAGGTAACCCAGCTATAATTAAATTAGATAAAACAGTAGCTAAAGCACAAGAACTTAAACAATCATTGACAGGTATGTTTCCTGATACACAAAGATCAATGATGGCAAAAAATATTGATGAAACTTTAAAACAAACGGGAGATCCAATAAATTTATTTTATGATGCGATGGATGCTATTGGAACTAACATGATTACTCCAAAACAATACAAAGGTGTAATTCAAATGTTAAATAATGCTATTCAAGGAACAGACTACAAAACACTTGGTAGACAAATGTTTATGATAAGAGAAGCTTTAGAAAATGATTTTAATGCATTTGGGGCAAACTTAACAAAAGGTGCTTTCTTACAAGATCAAGGTATCAAAGCTACCTTTGATGGATTAGCTAAACAAAGCCCCGAAAGAGCTGAAGCTTTTATACAAAGTAATATAAAAAACGCAGAAAAATTAAGAGATAAACTATATGATGCTAACGCTACCTTCAACAAAGTTTTAAATATGTATACAACGCCAGCTGCAGCTAGATCATTGCAAAAGTTTGATAAACAATTATTTACAAATAAAGGTACGTTTGGAATTGTAGGAAGAGAGGCAATGCCTAGAGATTTATTATTTTCTACAATGGAAAGAGATGTATTTCAATCTAACTCAGCTGAGGCTTTAAAAAGCTTTAAAACATTAATTGGTGCTGAAGGTAAATACGCAACTAAACAAGGTAAATTATTGTTTGATGCAGCCAAAGCGAGATACATGTTTAATGCTTTTTTAGATTCATTTGATTCCGCTACTGCTCCACAAGCAAAATCAGTATTTAGAGATACAATCGACATGGCTCCAGGTGTTAAAGCAGGTACAGAATATGCACAAGATGTTATGGAAAGATTAGGCACTGATTCTATAGAAGCAGCTAGAGGTTTTAAAATTACTGATGTACAAAAAGGTAATGGTATTTTTGATGTGACTGATATTAGATTCTCACCTGAAGACTTTGCTCAGTTTAATATTAATAAGTTTATGAATAAATTAGGAATAGGTAAAGCTACTGAAGATCTTGGTAGAGAAAAAATGATTCAAATGTTAGGCAAAGATGGTGCTAAAGACTTTTATGGATTTACAAACTACATGAAATCTATATCTGATATACCTGTATCAGATACATCTACATTCTTACAAAGAAGATTTACATTAGGATCATTAGGATCCGTAGCTGGTGGTATGTTTATTGGTGGTGCAGCTTTCGCTGTTAATCCATTTGCACCTGCAATATTTTTATTAATGGCTAGAAGAGCGGGTTTGATGCTTACAGATCCAACAGCTTTAAGATATATGAACGATGCATTATTACCTGAAGAACAAATAAAATTATTAAAAGGTAAATCAATTGGTGAAGTACAAAAAGGTTTATTTGGAACTTCAAGAAAGTTTACTGGAAGAAGTATCAATCCAAAATTAACTGCTGTAGGTTTAACTAGAAAAAGAGATGCCTTTGCAAGATTATATAATTACTTTGCAGATCAAGAACAAGATTTACCAAGAGTAGATCCTAGAACTGTAGATCCGAAAGAAATTCAAGAAAGACTATTAAATTTATCTTATCAAATACCTCAACCTCTTTATGATGATAAAAATTTACCAAAACAAGTTATTGAAACTATGTATGCAGGTGATTTACAAAAATCATCGGGTGATGTAAATACTGATAATGATATGGTAGCTTACTTAAATAGAACAGTTGAAGCAGATACAGAAACAGTTTTAGAACAAGCTAGAAGAGACGAAGAAGCAGACGATCCAAGAATTACTGATGATTTACAATTACAACCTGTTGTTCCACAAACAGCAGAAGTTCCACAAACACCACAGGGTCAAGTATCTTCTCAACAAGTACAGCAATTGTACCCTTTTGATTCTACAGCAAATGCAATAGCACAAAGGAGAGAAAGTGGTCAAACGTAAGAAGTTTAATAACGAAGATGTGCTTGCACATCAACGGATAACGGATCACGAAAAGCTCTGTCATATTATGCAGAAAGAAACCAACAAAAGAATTGAAGATTTACACAAAGATGTACATAGACTAGAGAAAATTATGATTAGTAGTACAGGGTTTTTAATGACTACAATGATTGGTTTAATTGTTGCACTTGTAGTTAAAATATTCTAAAACTATAGAGTGAACATTCTTAAGAAATATCCTTACAAAAAACATAATCGATTTCAATCTACAACAGGTAGAAAATACTTAGTTGATGAGAATCCTGTACCTAGTGTTACAACCATACTTTCAGCGACAAAAGATAGTAAGTTTTTAGATGACTGGAGAAGAAGAGTAGGTAATGAAGAAGCAGATAGAATAATGAAAAATGCATCAACAATAGGAACTGAAATGCACAGAGTCCTTGAGTATTATTATAATGGTGAAAAATATTACAACGAAACAGAACAGGGTATAAAGCCAAGAAAGATGGCAGAAGTTATAAAAGATAATCTAGGAGTTGAAGAGGTTTGGGGTAATGAAGTTTCTTTAGCATACAACCAAGAATATGCAGGCACAACAGATCTTGTAGCTATGGCTTATGGAAAGCCATCAATTATTGATTTTAAACAAAGTAACCGCCCAAAACGAGAAGAGTGGATAGATGATTATAAGTGTCAGCTAGGTGCCTATTATTTAGCCCATAAAACGCATTACGGCCCCATAGAGCAGGGTATCGTAGCAATATGTACCCGAGACCTCCTATATCAAGAATTTAAGCTCTCAGAGCCCGTATTAGAGGAATATTCAAATAAATTCCTAGAAAGATTAGAAACTTTTAAAAAAGCAATAAAGAAAGGTTAGATAAGCCATTGTTTGGCTTTGTCTCCTAAAGTCTTAGCAGATAAATATTGTTTTTGTTTTAAGGCCTTAACGATTCTTTCATCAATTGTATCCTTAGCTATTATATCAATATAAACTACATTCTTTGTCTGACCTATTCTGTGTGCTCTATCTTCTGACTGTAAACGAACTTCAAGATTATAATTATTAGAATAGTAAACAACATATTTTGCTGCTGTTAAAGTAAGACCATAACCTCCTGTTGTGGGATTACCTACAAAGAATCTACACTCAGTATCGTTTTGATAACGGTCAACGGCCACCATTCTATCTTGTTGTGATACTTCACCATATATAGATACGACAGATTTGCTTCCGTATTTTTCACTCAAGGCACCAATTACTTCATGAATGTTATGTACATAGGTTGCCCATATAATTACCTTTTGATCTGTTTCTTCTAGTATCTCTAGAAGAGCTTTAAGTTTTTCATTTTTAAATTGTAATATTTCACCATCATCGCTTTTTACATATCCATTAGCTACCTGATGTAATCTTAATATCTCTGTTAATTGATTATGAACTGATATTGTTTCATCTTCAAATTTAGCCAACGCTTCTATTTTAAGTCTTTGGTAAACTCTTCTTTGCTCTCCCTCTAATTCTATCTCTCTTTTTTGATATATTTTTTCAGGTATATCTAAACATTGATCTTTAGTTAATCTCAAAGAGAATGTTTTTAGTTTTTGTTCCAATTCATCTAAATTAGTAAAACCATCAGGTACTCTTATAGTTTCTCCTCTAGCCACATACACATCATCAAAGGTACAATATCTATTTCTAAAGGCATAAAAGCTTTTAAAACCTAATAATGCTGGATCAAGGAAGGCACATTGTGTATAAAGATCTAATGGAGATTTTGTTACTGGTGATCCTGTTAATATACGCCTTATACGGGCTCGCCATCTTAGCGCTAAAATGTTTTTTGTTCGTTTTGCTTTTGGGTTTTTTATGGTCGTGGATTCATCAATTACCATTATATTTTGTGGCTGGTTAATTAAAAACTTATTACATTCATCCAATCCCTTTTTTGTTGATAAAGCTTCTACATTGATAAGAAAAAACTTTAATTTATCTTTTTCTGTTATAAATTTTTTGTATTGTTTAGGTTTGTTTACTTTCCAAGCAAAAATAGATCTTGGTATTTCATCAGGTAAGTGTGCTTCTATTTCATTCTTCCATACAGTATACACAGATTTAGGTGCAACTATTAAGGCAGCATTTACGCGTTTCTTCAAATATAAATAACCAATATTATCTATTGTCGTTTTTGTTTTACCCGTACCCATTTCCATAAAAAGAGCATAGGTTGTTTTATCAGCTGATTCGGCTAATGCTTTTCTTTGATGTTCATAAGGTTTGGTTTTATAGGGGTACTTAAAATCTGCCATATCCAGCTAATTTTTATATTTTTTTATTTGACAACGCAAGAGAATAATTTATAAGCGGTTTAGATATGGATATCGAAAAATTTTCTAATTTAGAAGTTGATACTGCAAGCACGAAATCAATCTCGGATGCTTGTAATGAAATGAAAAAAATAGAAAAGGAAATCGAACAAGCTGAGGAAATTCTTTCCGCAAAGAAAGCTAAATATAAAGATTATCAGGAACGTAAAATACCAGAGTTAATGCAAGAAGCTGGTGTTAACGCAATCAAGCTTGCGGACGGCACGCAAGTTGAAGTTAAGCCCTTTTATGGGGCTAGAATACCTGAGAGTCGTGTCGAAGAAGCTTTCAGTTGGCTTCGTGAAAAAGGGTTTGGTGACCTAATTAAAAATACGGTTACAACTACTTTCAATAGAGGACAAGACAATCAAGTTGCAGAATTAGTAAAGGTTTGCGAGAACTTTGGATTTAAATATTTGCAAAAGCAAAAAGTTGAACCAATGACTCTTAAAGCATTTGCTAAGGAACAAGTTGAAAAAGGAAAGGAACTCCCGTTTGATTTATTTGGTATCTATATTGCAAATAAAGCTAAACTAAAAACGAAGGAGTAAACATGTCTAACGACAAAGAAGTAGCTACAAAGAAGAAAAACGAAGTAGCAACAATCGACATCGAAAAGTTTGCTGATCAAGGTTTTGAAAACATTGACAGCAAATCACTGCAGTTACCATTTCTTAAAATTTTAGGACAGTTATCACCACAAGTGACAGCTGGGGATTCTAAGTATATTGAAGCTGCAAAACCAGGAATGATCTATAATACTGTTACAGATAAACTCTATGACGGTAATAAAGGTATGTTGGTAATACCTGCTTATTACAAATTTGAATATATTGAATGGGCAGATAGAGGACAAGAAGGTAGTAGTGCACCTAGAAATATTTATCCAGCCGATAGTGATGTCATGTCTAAAACAAATAGAGGTGATGATGGTAAGGATAGATTAGAATCAGGTAATTACATCGAAGAAACAGCATCACACTTTGTTGTGGTTGTTGAAGATCATATGGCAAGCGAAGCCTTAATCACAATGAAATCTACTCAAAGAAAGAAATCTAAAAAGTGGAATTCAATGATGAACATGATGCAAGTCCCTAAAAAAGATGGCAAAGGTTTTTTTAGACCTGCACCGTTCACTCAACAATACAGATTAAAAACCGTTTTGGAGAAAAACCAATTAGGTTCTTGGTATGGTTGGGAAATCACATCTGAAGGTTTGGTAAATGATGAAAGCTTAGTTAATAGAGCTTACAAATTTAGACAATCTTTAGCAACAGGTAGTGTTAAAGTAAAACACGGCCAAGAAGAAGAATCAGCTAAAACTCCATTTTAATTATGGATTTTAATAAATCTCTGGAGCAGTTTAAAAAACTGTTCCAGGGGTCTGATACTTATCACGGGCAATCTAAAAAGTTAGGTAAGCAAAGATCTGACGGAAAAGATGAATGGCGTAGTTGGATAAATCCTATCCCTATGACGGATCAAAATTGGCTAGACCATTTAGATGGTAAAGATAGTTTTGGATCTGTTCCCATACGAGATGACTCTACTGCAAGTTGGGGAGTAATAGATGTAGATCGATATAACATTGATCATAAAAAATTTATTAAATTAATTAGAGAACGAAAATATCCATTTGTCCCCTATAGATCTAAGTCAAATGGATTACATTTAATATTACATGTAGAAGAACCTGTAGCTGCATCAGCTATGCGTAAAAAAATGATCTCAATTGCTTCTGATATAGGAGTCAATGATGCTAAAACAGATATTTTTCCAGCACAAGATAATGTAGATCTTACTCCTGAGAAATGGGATGACAAACAAAAAGGTCAATTTGTTAACCTGCCTTACCAAAATGCAAAGTTTCCAACACGATGTGCTATGGATGATGAGGCTAAAAGTTTATCGTTCGAACAATACTTAGAATATGTAAAGAAGTTTGTAATTACAAAAAAACAATTTGAAGAACTTAAAACTGCCAAAGATAGCGAAGACAAGCAATGGCCTAATTGCGTTAACAAGTTTATTAGAAATAAAATAAAAGAGGGCGAAGGCCGTAATGATGCTATGTTTAATGTTGGTGTTTTATGTAAAAAGATTAATGAAGACAAGAACTATTGGGAAGAACATATTAGGGAACTTAACAAAGAGATATGCGTTCCACCGTTAAATCCAAGAGAAATTGCAAAAGTAATAGAACAAGTAGATAAAAAAGATTATTCTTTTAAATGTGGTACATCGGTTGCAAGAATGTATTGTAATGGATCTACGCAATGTGCCAAACGAAAATACGGTATTGGATTAAATGAAGCTATTCCTGAAGTAGGTAAGTTAGTAAAAGTAAATTCATATCCTGATCCTTATTGGCTTTTACCTATACAAGGTAAAGTCGTGAAATTAGATACAAAGCAATTGTATCAACAACAATTATTAGGCGAGAGATTACTAAATTATGATATTGTTTGGAGACCTTTGAAACCAAGCAAGAGAGATCCTGATCCTTACAGAGATTGGTTAGAAGAACTTATAAGTAACAAACAAGATATGGAAGGATTTGATGGAGACGAAGAACGAGCAGAAGTATTTAATACTAGAATTGTAAAATTCTTTGAGGATACTGATACGATTACTGAGTTTGATCAAATTGAACACGATAATATTTGGCAAGACAATACAGAAATAAGGTTTAAACTTGAGACCTTTAGACAATTTATGAAGAAACAAGGATATAATTGGTCTGAAAAAGATTGTACAATGTTCCTACAAGGAGCAGGCTGTAAGAAAAGTGCAAAGTTTCAAGGAGTACAAGCTAGACATTGGGTTGCCACATTACCAAAACAAACAGAACACAAAAACAAAAATGTCAAATTCACTAAAGCAAAAACTCCATGGGAAGACCGTTAAATTCTTTGGCCCACCAGGCACAGGTAAAACCCACAGACTTTTAGAAAGAGTTAAACGATTTCTAAAACGAGGCATATCTCCTGATGAGATCTGTTATATCTCATTTACTAACAAAGCTATTGAAGAATGTTTAGATAGAGTAAGAAAAGATTTTAAAGGTTATGATCAAGATGACTTTAAATATTTTAGAACTTTACATTCATTAGCTAGACAACAATTTGCTGACATTCCTGTATTAGATCCTAAAGTAGATATGCTTCAGTTTCATACGCAGTATGGAACGGTAAAGATTAATTACAAACCCACTTGGGATGATCAAAAAGTTTATAACAATTGGTCTTTACAAATATATGACAGAGCAAGAAATATGAAAGCAGATCCAATAGATATATACAAAAAAGAACCTCGAAAGAAAGTAAGGCTACAACAGTTTAAATCTATTATAGCAGGATACGAACAATATAAAACTTACGAATCTAAACCTGGAGAGTTTAAAAATGATCGTTTAGATTTTACAGATATGGTGCAGAAGTATATAGACTCAGGTTTACCTATTCCTTTTAAAGTATTAATGGTTGATGAAGCTCAAGATCTAACACCTTTACAATGGGATATGGTTGTTAAGTTAGCTAAACATTCTGACAAAGTTTATTTAGCAGGTGATGATGATCAGGCTATCTATGAATGGAACGGTGCAGAAGTTACATTCTTTCAAACGTTTCCAGGTAAGGTAAAGATATTACAAAAATCTAGAAGACTTAATAAGAAAGTACATTTTTTTTCTAAGTGTTTATTAAATGGTATGGAAGGCCACCGAATCGAAAAAGATTTTACATCTAACGATAAAGATGGTGAGATCTATAAATGGAGTACACTGAAAAAAGTACCTTGGGATATAGAAGGGACCTGGATGGTGCTTGCTAGAATAAACGATGTGAAGCGAGAGCTGCAAGACGAAGCAAAGAAGATGGGTCTTTATTATCAGGATATGCGAGGCAATAAATCATTTGATGTAAATCAATGGAAAGCCATACAAGATTGGGACAAGATTGTTGAAGGTGGATCTATAACTAGAGAAGATGCCTGTAATATGTACAACTATTTATTAAACATAGATCACGGCTACCGATCAACGGACAGTAAGAAGTGGAGCTTTGCTCATCCTAATCAAGTATTTAACTTTGAACAACTTCATTTACAAGGTGGTATGGTAGAAGAAAAAAAACCTTGGGCAGATGCTTTTAAAAGAAAGTTTAAAGATAGTGAGAAAAGATACTTTAGAACGATTATAAACAAAGAAGTAGATCTAGATGCAAAAGCCCGAATCATTATTGATACCATACATCAAGTAAAAGGTGGTGAAGCAGATAACGTAGTAGTATCAGCTAAATGTAATTTCCCTTCTCATTTTGATCGTAAAAGTTTAGATGAAAGAATAAAAGAATTAAGGGTTTGGTACACAGGAGTTACTAGAACTATAAATACTTTACACTTATTAGGCACATATCATAGATATCATTTTCCCTTGTCTAAATATTATAAATTGTATAAAAGTAACTATGCCTAAGAAACAAATTGGTGGATCTCACTATAAATCTTTTGCCATCGAGCCTTGGACATTTGTTCAAGAAAATAACTTAAATCCTTTTCAAGCCAATGTAATAAGATATGCGTGCAGATACAAAAACAAAGGCGGAATACAAGATTTAGAAAAAATAATTCATTATTGTGAAATGGAAATAGATTTTATAAAAAAGAAAAACGATGATGTTACCCATGCAGAGGTAGAGGAGTTTGCGGCTGAAATAGCTCAGATGCAAGATTCATGAGTCATCAATTAAATTTTATTTATAATGATTCTGATTGGGTAGCTCCTTCAGAATATCCTGACTTAAGAGATGCTACAGAGGTAGCAATAGATTTAGAAACAAAAGACCCTGAACTAAAAAGATTAGGATCAGGTTGGGCTACAGGTAAAGGCCATGTTGTTGGGTTTGCTGTTGCAGCTTTAGGTAAGCAATGGTATTTCCCGATTGCTCATGATGCTGGTGGTAACATGGATCTAGCTGTAACTACAGCTTGGATGGTAGATTTATTAAAAAGACCTAGCACAAAAATATTTCATAATGCTTCATACGATGTTGGTTGGTTGATAGCTAATGGTTTTGAGATCAATGGTAAAATTGTAGATACCATGATAGCAGCAGCGTTAATTGACGAAAACAGATGGAGTTTCTCACTAAATGCTTGTGCTAAAGATTATTTAGGTGAAATTAAAAATGAGACTTTTTTAAATGAGAAAGCAAAAGAGTGGGGTATAGATCCAAAAGCAGATTTATGGAAAATGCCTGCGGGTTACGTAGGTTTTTATGCTGAACAAGATGCAGCTCTTACATTAAAACTTTGGCAGAGATTTAAAACAGAAATACAACAACAATCTATTAATGATGTTTGGGACATGGAAATGGAACTACTACCAACATTAATTAAAATGAGACAGATAGGTATAAGAGTTGATGAAGAAAAAGCTCACATATTGAAAAAAGAATTTAAGAAAAAAGAATTTGAAGTATTACGTAAGATAAAAAAAGAAACTACCTTAGATGTAGATATTTGGGCTGCAAGAAGTGTAGCACAAGTATTTGATAGATTAGGTGTTGAGTATCCAAGAACTGCAAAATCTGACGAGCCGTCTTTTACAACGAATTGGTTGATGAATTGTGAGCATCCAATAGCTGGCCTTGTAAGAGAGGCAAGAGAAATAAATAAGTTTCATTCCACATTTATAGATTCGATACAAAGGTACGTTCATAAGGGAAGGATACATGCAGAGATAAACCAACTAAGATCTGATCAAGGCGGAACTGTATCAGGAAGACTATCCTATGCTAATCCTAACCTTCAACAAATTCCCGCAAGAAATAAAGAGTTTGGTAGTAAAATAAGGTCTCTATTCCTTCCAGAGGAGGGCAGACAGTGGGGTTCGTTTGATTATTCACAGCAGGAGCCACGTTTAGTAGCACACTACTCAGCGTCCATCGGAGAGCGTTTAGATGGGTCTGAAGAGTTTATACAAGCTTACGCAGACGAATCAGCTGACTTTCATCAAATTGTAGCTGATATGGCAGGTATATCTAGAACACAAGCCAAGACGATCAATTTGGGTCTTTTTTATGGTATGGGTAAAGCAAAGTTATCTAAAGAACTTGGTATTGATAAGGACAAGGCAGAGATCCTTTTAAATAAATATAATTCAAGAGTGCCTTTTGTAAAAAAATTAGCTGGAGCTGTAACACAATCAGCGAGTAAGTTTGGTTTTATAAGAACTATAAAAGGTCGTAAGTGTAGATTTGATAAATGGGAGCCTGCAACATTTGGTATGAATCAAGCTATGAATTATAATGAAGCTAAAGCTAATTATGGAAATAATATTAGAAGAGCCTTTACTTACAAAGCTTTAAACAGATTAATACAGGGTTCAGCTGCAGACCAAGCTAAACAAGCTATGATTAATTGTGCTAAAGCTGGTCATTTACCTTTGTTACAAATACATGATGAACTTTGTTTTAGTATAGGAACTGACAAAGATATTGAAGTTATAAAAGATAAAATGGAAAACGCGGTTGATAATTTAAAGGTTCCGTTCAAATGTGATGTTGCTTTAGGTAGAAGTTGGGGAGAAGCTAAAGATGAATAATGATTACAACAGTGGTGGTGCTTATAAAGCTATGTTAAAATTATTTAGGGAAGCTAAGATAGAAATGGAAAAAGAAAAATATATACCTAAACCTAAACATCAATGTCTTAGATGTCAGGATTTAAGAGAAATTTGGGTGTGGAAAGACACAAGTGAATCTGAAAAGATTAAGGTAGACTGCCCAATGTGTACCGTACAACGGCCACCGCAAGAACTAAGAGATTTAGGTATTATTTAATCTTCGGTTTTCTTTTGGGTAAGGTCGTTTGCTCTTTTATATTTTGGCCACTTACAATTGTAGGTTTGGAGTCCTGTTTCAGTAAGAATTTTAATAATGTGGCCTCGTTCGGTTGATTCAACATAGTGCCGAATATAGTTAGGAATATCAGCATAAGAGTCTCCTTTTTTTTGAGGCATAGATACCCCTTGGTATAAACGATTTTTGATTAGGTTGCTAGTCTTTTTTTCTAGCTGTTATCTAAAAGACCTGCAGATGCATCAACAACACTTTGTTCGTTGATTCTTTTCTTTAGATCTTTAATTTTAATATCGATCCACTTCATGTCAGTCGTTACTCTACCCTGTGATAACGCTTGACCCGCCCATTTGGACTCCAACTGAAGTTTTTCTGATATCAACTTCTGTAGTGCCATCTTTTAGCTCCTCATATGAGATGAAAACTCTTTTCTTAGTATAAAGAGGTTCATCCTGTGCTGTGATCTCACCATTGGTCAGCTTCAATTTAAACTGTTGCAAGGCCTCAGCATCATTGTTAGCTTTAATTATCCCATCATAATACTTTCCTTCTGATCGTATCTGAACGCGATAACTCTTCATAAGATATTATATAACAAATTATGACAAAAATACAACCCTATGCACCCAGGAGCTGTTGACAGGTATATTTAGTGGCTAATCTATTAGCTTCTACCATCTGTGGTGGTAAGGAGTTTAGAATAATTTGCGATTCTTGATGTGCAGCGGTAACACACTCTCTCCAAGTATCAAATTGCATAGGATAAGATACACCTGTAGCACAAGTAAAATCTATAAAGGAACAAACATATAGGGTTAAAATAAATTTCATAATCTCCCATTTAATCCTTGCATTTAATATTAAAGTAAGTATAAATTTAAGGTAACAATAGGAGTATAACATGGATGACAATGATAAAAAACCTAGCTTAGTCAAAGATGTCATAGACAATTTTGATGCAGCTACAACAAACGTAAAAGAGGTCAATTTTAAAAATGACCCAACGGATATCATACAGACTATAGGTGCAGAAACAGAAGCTGTACTTATAACTTTTGATAAAAATCGTGGAGAAATTAAACTTTATCATAATGGTGTTGAATTAGATAAAGCTGTATTTGCTAAACAGTTTAGAGCAAATGTAAGTTTTTATTCTTTATTTGATATTATATTAGATAAGTTTGAAGATTGGAGGACAGCATGGATGAACTAAAACTTAAATCAAGCTCACACCTCTTTAAAAAATGGGTTTTACAAATGGATGAAATCCTAAGCAAAACACATACACACGATCAAACAGGTGCAGTCACAAGTGATGACTCAGAACACTTTAAAGATCAAAGAGAACGATTGGCATCAACAAAAGTAGATGTGTATGTTGCCCCTGTATATCCTGTCAATCAATGGTTAGCTACAGATCTAGTTAGAGATGAGATCGAATGTAGAACTTATGAGCAGGATCTAGAGAAAGCATCGGGAGATAACCACCGATGATGAAACAATTTGGTTATTTTGTATTAATGGGACTCTGTATAGCCTTACCACCAAAAATATTTTTATTTTTGATTGGTTTATTGGTGTATGGAATTCTTTACTAGGAGAAAAATGAAAACAATAATGATAATATTTGTAGCAGCAATCTTAACAGGTTGTTCTACATATTCAGTTAAGTTAGGTAAAAAATGTACACCACATAGCACCGAGTGGTCTTATGTGTGGTTTATTGAAAAAGGGAGCGAAGACAATGTCACAAAAGCAAACTGCAACTGATTGGGTAAGTAGAAGAGTTAATGCGATGAATAGATTGCTCAATAGAAAAGGTAACCATAGATCTTTCCATGAGCATTTTATTGATGAACATTGGAGACTCATGAACACTAATTGTAAAACAAAAAGGGAGTATAAAATATGGACACGAGCAAATGGAAAAGTGTAGCTGTAGACATAGATACCTATAAAATAGTTACAGCTATGGGTGCAAAAGGTTTTAGAAGACCAGGGGCAATGATTGCAAAATTAGCAGACTCCGAACTTAAGATAATAGCTAAAAAGACTGGTAAATCAGTAGAAAAGCTTAAGGCTGAGCTGTTGGCCCAAGGCGAAAAAAAATTAAACGGCAAATAACTACATATTGGGTGGTAGACACAAATTAATACTTGATCTTGTGTCTACCATTTGTTAAACAAAGATGTATTCCTCATAACCTAATGAAAAGTAGAGGTTTCTAACTACTTAAATTACCGAACAGCGAACAAACCTTTTTTTATTAATAATTAAGGAGATTGTTTTGGAAGAAATAAAGCGAAAACCATTAAGTGATGTGTTTGATCAGGGTTTAGAAAAATTAGTGATGATAAGTCCTAACAAAAAAACCTATGATGAACTAACATCTATAATGTTTCAGCTTTACAATGGTAATGATTTTGGAATGGGGAACTTTAGTTTACAGTTTTTAGATAAAACTGACAGAGCTTGGCGACAAGGACGAAAACAAACTGCAAAAAGGTTGGGATTATCCTTAGTTAAGAATGTGTAGCCACCAGTTACTATATCCATATCATTGTCTTTCCAAAACTGGTGGTTATGCAGATGAGTATATTTGATCGTGTAAGAGATGCTGGCTTACAAGATGTAAAAGACATGAGTGGATTGGAACGCACTGCATTCATGAATGATATTTTCTTAGACTACCAAGCAAGTAAAGATCTCCGACAAAAGAAAATGGAGACTTTTTATCTTGAGTTACTCAAACAACTTATTAAAGATTATGGGCACTAATATTGCGACAGAAATATTAAAAACCCCTGATACATCACAGCATAGACTTTTCCAAGCTATAGTGATTCAAGCGTTTGAGGATTGCTTATACACTTTAGGTGGTAAGAACGAGGCTTATAATAAAAAAGATGCTCATGAGTGGTTTTTAAGTAATAGTAATGATTTTAAAACTATATGTGATTTAGCCAATTTAGACGCTGACCATGTACATGAAAGATATAAATGGTGTTTAAAGAATAAGGTGATTGTTTTTACTGAAATTCAATGTTATTGGATTGAATATAAAAACGAATATAAAAAATATCGAGGAGTAGATACGAAAGAAGAAAGACGTACTATTAAGGAAAGAATCGATCAGATTCGTTATAAATTAAACTTAAAAGATAAGAAGAAGACATGAAAGAAATAGTTATTAGTTTGTTGATTTTAGTATCTTCTAATAAGGTAGAAACTTATGACATAACTATTTACGAAAGCTGTTACACGTGGTATGAAAAGAATGTAAAAATGACTGTAAAAAAAACACCACTGTTTGGACAGAGATCTTTTCATTATTATGATAAAAAAAGAGTGGTAGGATTTATTTGTAATTATAAGGGACCTTTTGATGAGCATTAGAAAAGAAATTTGTACAATGTTTAGAATAAACTGGGCTAGAACCGTTTATTTTGCATTATCCGTGGTTTGGGGATTTTTGTTATATGGCACGTACAGCACTTTCCTTTAAAATAGATGAAGCTAGTAGGAGTTACTGGCGAACTAAAGATCCTAAATTTAAGAAGGAATGGTATAGGTTAATTAATTTGTTTCATAAAATTAGCCAAAAAAAACCCAGCCCCATAAAGCTACACAGCTAAAAAACATCAATAAGAAAAATTTTGTATCAGACATAATTTGTAAGGGGTTACCTAGCTTAAAACAACTCTGGGAAAAAATGCCAAAAGGGTAACCCCATAGGTGTTATGTATATAGTATAAATGGATAACGGACAACGGAAAAAGGCCGCTTCAGTCTCCCTACACGGCCTTGAGATATTATATATAAACACCAGAATTATATCATTGTCTGGTTGAAAATCAAACAAATGCGGGTATTAGATTATTAGGGGGTAATGCATAATGCGTAAATAATACAACCTAGATGTGTAGGGGTTTAATTTTCTACTATATAGATTATCTAGACCCCTATGCACTTTTTTTAATCACGACCCTAAAGTGGTGTATCTGGTGTATCTGATGATTATTATTGTTGTATATCAACACTTCTAGACGATTTAGTGGTGTATCTGATGGTGTATCCGTGGTGTATCTAGATACACCACAATATCAATATTTCCTTGCGTAGTGTAAAAATGTTGATTTGGGTATAGTAGTCGGGGGTTAAAATAATCTATATAATAGAATTTATGGTCGCAAGAACACTCATAAAAGCTGGCATAGCTTATGGTAAGAAAAAAGCCCGTGAAAGAGCTGCAAGAAAAACAACTAAAAGCTTGGATAAGTACAATATTCACGCTGGTGGTAAAAGCTCTAAAGGCCCAGTACCTATAAAAAATCAATCCCTTCAAAAAAGCACATTGAGTGGTAGGACTTATTCTATTAGTAATAGTAATCTATCTTCAAAAACTATGATATCATTGGGTGGCCCATATGGGCAAAGCACT